CCTCAACACCCGCGCGTGGATATTGTATCCGGTAGGGCCGTACAAAATCCGTCGGATGTGACCGTAATTGCTCGGGCTAAACCGCTTCTTCTCATCACCCTCAAAACGATTAACGATCTCAGCAGAACGAATGCGATCCAGAAGATCAGCCTGCAAGACTGGATACTCCTTCTCACGAGCCGACAGGTAATCAATGTCCACGAAGGCACCGCGTCTCTCGACCTCACTGAAAACGCGCATGGACCGCATCCACCGTTTGTACGCCTTGCCTAGACCCGCAGACCAGATCCTCTGAAGATAGATGTCTCGGAGGGAGAACGTCGCCTCGGCGTCGTAGGATGCGTACATCCCAAGCATCTGCAAGGGGACGTTCCCCATGTGGCGATCCTTGAGAAGACGATAGTTCTTCTCCAAGAACTCCAACGGGATCCTCTTCCACGTCTTTGACATCAAATCCTCTTTCGCGCACGTTCCCAGGTCGTGAGACCTGTCACCCGCGTAGAGGATGAAACTCATGAGAAGGGTGTCATCGGATACCGTGATCTCATTTACGTTAAGGAAAGCTCGGGTGAACCCAACATCGAACATCGCGTTATGAGCGATGACTGGCGTTTCCGCCAAGAACGATCTCACCGCCGGGAACATCTTCTCCGGATTGGTAAGAGACTCCGAGTGGAGTAGAGGAATGAAGTACCCCTTCCCCTTCTCAGCCGACACCGCGAATCCCAAGATGGATGTCTTGTTACCGTGCTCGTCCGTTTCTTGGTGTGGATCAAGTCCGATTGTCTCGATGTCGTAGGCAACAGCCGCCACCTCCCCATCGCGGCAGCGCCTAGCCAGTTCTCGAAGCAATGAGATCGCATCGTCCGTGTCGTTCACGATCTCCCACTTCGGGTACGGTCTAGTGTTCGTCAGGTTGAAGGCATACCTGAGATCCTTCACAACATCGCCGTAGGCCCCCATAGACCCATGAACGAGAGCCGCAGGGTGAATCGTAGGTGCAATCGTCCTCTCCCTCCCAGCGACGTTCACGACGAACGTGTTCCCACGGAGCCGCGTGATCTTACCCTTGATCCCGATTGCGTTCGTCGCGGTGTTACCCATCGTCACAACAACATCTGGATCAAACCTCTTGATGTCCCACCAAAGGTACGGAGAGCAAGCAGCGACCTCCTCCTGAGTTGGTGGTCTGTTGTCACCTCTCTCGTTCCGAGGCCGACAGCGAACTACATTCGTGAACAGCACGCTATCGAGAGGAACCTCAGCCGAAGAAAGCATTCTCTCCAGCATCTTCCCAGCCGCCCCAACGAACGGCTGGCCCCGAATGTCCTCATCTCGCCCCGGAGCCTCACCAACCAACATGAGACGGGGCTTATGGGTCTGGCCTCTACGATCAATCCTGGGAGTCGTTACACCGACACAGAGCGAGCAGAAGTCGCATCGAACAGACGGATCCCCAATCTCTGTCCCACGCAAACTCCAATGCCGGAGGTCTTTCACAGAGCCATAGCCCTAGAACGTATAGACTCAAGAGACGAGAAGCGGGGGGCCTGGGCCAAAAGCCTGGAGAAGTCCTCTCGGCCTACGTCGGCTGGATCCCTGTCATCGGGCAAGTCTACGACACGAACTCGACACCCGAAAGAGGTAAGACGCCTCGCCAAGTCGTGATTCTCAGATCGTGCGTCGCCGTCGAGAGCTACTGCAATCGACCCACAGTGCTCCCGTCGATACGCTTCGACCAGTAACCAAACCTGTTCATTGGTGACAAGCTTCCCGAAAGTAGCAACTGCTCCACGCCCAACAGCCATCGCCGAGAAGACCCCCTCGGTTACTACGATCTCCCTCTCTCGACTTGCTCGCGAGATGTCGAACAGAGCCCGCTTCCGGATCTCACCTACGGGGTTGATGTAGCGAATCTCTGAGTCAGTGTACGATCTGGCAGTCCAGAAGATCACGTCACCAAAATCATCGAACGTCGGAACGATCACACGGCCAGAGACCTTCCCCTGAAGACCAACTCCGATTCCGTAGTATTTGATGTCGCTAGGTGTGAGACCGCGTTCCAGAAGGTAGTCCCACGCTTTCATGTAGTGAGAAACCTTCGTGAACCCATCTGGAAGAGCCGCCTTCGGCTCAGCGGTGGATTCCCGGTCGTAGAGCTTTTCAACCGCCTCCTCGTACTCCCTGGCTAGGCTACCTGGAACTCGAAGGGACACCTTGGTATCCCGCAGAGACCCCTTGGCCCCACAGCGATGGCAGATGTACCGCCCGGTACGATCTCCACCTCGACACTTCGGGCACGCTCCGCCGCAAGCGTGGACGTACAGGTGCCGGTTCGTGTCGGATGACTTACCGTGAGTAGGGCAGAACGGGCAGTTGTATCGAAGCTCCCTGCCCCCTGACGCAGTGATCGAGTCCCCAGTGAAGCTAGTTGACGAAGCTTTCGTCCGCATTGGGCTCGACCCCCTCCTCAAGCAGCATCCGCTTGTAGTCGATGTTGCACGGAATGACCCTACCGTCCACCCCACGCCTCACCTTCGCGGTGAAGAGGCGAATCTCCCCAGCGTCCTTCTCCATCCGGGTCTGATTCAACGTGATGACCGTATCGGCATCGGTCGCCTTACGGAAACTGTCAGCGATGGAGTCGAGATCGAGGATGTAGTCCGGCTTGTCCAACTTGTCAACGATGGTCTTCTCACGACGCACCTGTGAGGCCGTCCACAGCGGAACCTCGAAATCGTTCGCGATGCCAATGAGACCATCGCAAACGTCACCCATCTCACCGTAGGTCTCACCGACATGGCGAGATCCGATGAGCTTGTCCGCGTAGTCCACAAGGACAAGAGCGGGAACAACCCCATCGACAGACTTGAGACGAGATAGATGCGACCGAATCGCCGACACTCGAACGGTCTTCGGGGGCCAATACTTGATTCGTACTTTCGGACCATCGCCGTTCGTTCCCATGATCAACTGAGTCATCTTTTGGTAATACTCAGCGTCGTCAGCGACGATCTCGTCCGTGGTAGTCCTCGTGAGACGAGCCGCGAGCCGCAAAGCTACGTCTACTTCATGAAGCTCGAACGTGTAGTAGACGACGGGAAGACCAGCCTCGATAGCAGCGGCAGCAAAGTTGACCAAAGTGACGCTTTTTCCTCGGCCGGTGTACCCGACAACCATCCCGAGTTCCCCCTGAGCCAGACCATCATGGAGACAGGTGTCGAGCGTGCTGATCTTCGTTGCCACCTTCGAGCCGTACAGTTTCGACCCACGAACCAATTGCGGGATGTCGAGAGCCTGCTGACCAAAGTGGAAACCGAGATCGGAGCACCCAGACCCGACGAGGAGGCTCTTTTGGAGATCGCCAACCACACCCTCGAACTCGTCCTCATCAACATCCTTGTCCATCAACTCAACGACGCGAACGACAGTCTGCTTGACGGCCTGACGACGGCCGAAGGCCACAACGCGCTCAAGGAGGAAGTCACGGTCGGATGTATCGGCCCCCATTGCAGAGGCCATAGCAGCAAACAGGTCGGCACGGATCGCCGCTGGAGTTCTTGTCCTTTCACAGTGATCCGCGATCACAGCTTCAAGAGCCTCCTGACTCGGGGTTGTTGTATACCTCACCCAGTAGTCCTTGACCATAGTCGCGAGCATGGAACATTCGTTGTTGTCGAAGTAGCTCGGGTCAATTGCGTCTGCGTATCCAGCCAGGAACGCTGGGTCGCGAGCCATCAGAGCGATGACCTTGATCTGAAAGCTTCTGGGAAAGTTGTACTTCGTGGTCTTCTTCTTCATAGACACATCCTCTCGCCATCAGGGTTAAAAACGAGAACCGATACTCGCCAACCTCTCAAACTCGGATGCAACCAGCCTTACAGTCCGACGACCAGCGTGGGGATCTGGGTCGAACGTGCCAAGATGGATCGCAGAGAGGCTACCCCGGTAACAATTGGATAACCGACGGACGCATAGACTTCCCTCCTTTTTCTGCTTTGACTCAATAAGTACGGGTGACAGTCGTGATCAATGTCGATCACAAACGCCGCGTTGTCACCCGCCTTAGCCCGAAGGACTCTTCCAGGCCCCTGCATAGCAAGCCGATAGCCCCTAGCACTGTAGCCGTTGATTAGGACGTTGGCAGCGGGGAGGTCCACCCCCTCGCCAACCACAGATGTTCCAAGAACGATGCACGGGGCAGAGTCATCGAAGATTCCTGCAAGACGCTCCAACTTCCCAGAGTCCTCAACGATCTCACCGCTGTCCCAAACATGAACCTTCTTGTCACCTACGAACATCGGAGCTTCATAGCCAAACTTCCCACGAAGCTCTCGCATGATCGCGTGACCATGCTTCTTCTCCCATACCAAAGTGAGAACTTTGAACCCACGGACGTAGAAGTCGTTCGCAACTGACGCGATAAGACTCGTCAGCACCTCGTTCTCGACGACCGCCTTTCGGTTCACATCGGGCCACTCCTTCGCCCAGAACTTCTTTCCACCACACGGAACGAAGCAGACTTTCGGTTGAGCGATGACCCCTCTCCGTATCAGAGACCGCTCGGGGACATCGAACACCATCTCACCAGTCAACCCGATCATCTGAAAATCGCGGACAGTGATCGGCTCATCCGGATTTGACAACG